CGCCACCTTCGTCGTGTCCTGCGAGCATTCCTCCGAGCATGACGAAGTCTGCACCGCCCGCAAATGCCTTAGCAACATCGCCAGGGCAAGTACAACCACCATCTGCAATGATGTGACCACCCAATCCGTGGGCGGCATCAGCGCACTCGATGACAGCAGACAACTGAGGATAACCCACGCCAGTTTGAATACGAGTAGTACATACACTACCGGGACCAATACCAACTTTAACAATGTCTGCTCCTCTAAGTATAAGTTCTTGTGTTTGATCTGCTGTTACAACATTGCCAGCAATGATAGTAACATTAGGATACTCTTCGCGAAATTGTGCTACAAAATTTAAGAAGCGTTCGCTATATCCATTTGCAACGTCAATACACACATATTTGATAGTGTTTGCACCTGCGTATACTGCACGGAACTTTGCAGCATCTTCGTCTGTGATGCCCATACTGTATGCTGTGTGTTCTGACCTACGTGGATCTTCCATAAAAAAACCTACCAATTCTGCAATACTGTAGGTCTTAACTAAACAGGTAAACAGGCCTAACTGTCCCAGTGTGTCTGCCATTTCAAAAGTGCCAACACCATCCATGTTGGCTGCCATGATTGGAATGCGTTCAAATGTTTGCTTGCTGTTTCTAAATGAGTGTGTGCGTTCTAAACGCACTTCTTTGCGTGAACTTAGTGTGCTACGTTTTGGACGCAACAACACGCCACTGTAGTCTAGTTTTACATCCTGTTCTATGTTCATTGATATGCCTTTATGCTATGTTGATAATAGCACCACTTAAACTCTGTGTCAAGTTTATTCAGATGGTTCTAGTCTAACTTCTAACGGAAACCCTTCGTTACGAGCTCGCAACAGCACCTCTACACCTTTTTGTTCTGCTATTTCAAATGGCATAACAGCAACAACACCAGCACCACTTTCGCTTATTTCCATTGCTTTATCAACTGCAGGATCTTGCAAGTAGTCAAATGTTGTTTGCAAGGTATCAATTACAAACTCAAATGTGGTTTTATCATCATTGAGATAAATTACCTTGTAATCACTAGGTGGTTGTAATTCAATACTGCGTTCTCTTACTTGGGTTTTCGTCAATTCTTGTTGACTCATTTTCACTCCTGTTGTAACAGTAGGAGAGTTTCCCCTCCTACTGTACTTATCAAAAATTAGCCGTCAATTGCAATCTTGCGCGGTTTCTTTTCTTCAGGAATAATACGCTCCAGTGCAATGTAGAGCATACCGTTCTCAAGTTTAGCACCGTTGACGACCACATCGTCTGCTAGGGTAAAGTTGCGCTTGAACTTGCGTTGTGCAATACCACGATGTATAAAGCCAATTTTTTCATCATTGTCTTGTGGCTCGTGAGTGATTGTTAACACGCCTTCTGCAACTTCAATTTCCAAGTCTTCCATTTTTACACCTGCTAGTGCAATTTCAATTTGGAAATTGTTACCGTCTTTTACGATGTTGTAAGGTGGGTATCCACTGCTGGTAGCTTGATGTTCTAGATAACGATGCATGTTATCAAACATACGATCAAAGCCTACAGCGTAGGGTGTTAGTTTATTGATGTCGAGTGAAGTTAATCTTGTCATTTGTATATCTCCTTATAAAGCAAGATTATATGTTATAGACCCCCTAAGGCAGTCCACTGTAGTGGCTAACCGTTGACCACTGCGTGTGTATTAAGGCACAACCCTCTAGAAATATTTATCTCTATTGATTGTCAATTTGGGCTTTTTTCTTAAGCCAACGCTTGCGACCTGCTGCTTTTGCTTTTGCTCGTTTTTCACTAGGCTTCACATAGTGTTTTCTATCACGTATTTCTTGCATAACACCTTCGTCCTGCAAAATACGCTTGAGCTTGCGCCAGGCACGATTGATGTCGTTATTACGCACAACAACTGTTGTCCCTTGCTTTGGTCTTGGTTCTCTAGCCATTTATTCCTCATTATCCAGTAACTTTAGAACAAAGTCACTGGCACTGTGTACTGTATTTACG